AAGCCATACCTAGCAAGCCGTAGCGTCTAGCGTAGGTTATAGCGCTGCCTAATCCCTGCATGTCCTGCTTACTCAAGACCAAGTAAACCTTGCTTGAGAAGGCTTCTCCTGAAGTGTGAAGTAGTTTTGTTTCTACATACACACCCAGCTCGTCACGGCCACAGGGCTGCATAACTACGAACCCGTTCTCTTGGAACACGCTTGACGTAGCGTCAATCACTGCTTCGAGTGAGGCGTAACGGTTCTTGAAGTGTGGGTTCACGCTATCTTTCTTTACAGATTCCATAGCTTGCTGCGCTTTGAGCAGCGCCTTGATTGCTGTGTCAGTCATTGTTAGTTCTCCTTTGTTTTTGTTTTACATGTACCTCCCACAGATTAGAGATTGGCCTTAAGTCTTTCTGATCCATAGCCAATCCACTTCCGTGACCAAGGTCTTTTTCATAGCAGTTTTCTATAAAGAATTTTTTTGGTGTATATCCTGCTATAAACATTTCTGTTTCAGACTTCTCACAAACAAGAACAGCACAACTAGATTTAAATGCTGATGCGCTTTTAAAGAGAAGTCTTCCTGACATATAGAAGGTAGACTTAACGTCTATAGATATGTCGCCAAGCCATATGTCAGCACCTTCATCTATTCCAAGTTGAAATAGATTGTGTTCTATATCAAATGCTTTTGATACAGATAGCTCTGCCCTTAACCCTAAATAATCTAAGTCGTTATCACTTCTTCCAGAGTCTCGTCTTTGATTCTGAACGCCAGACAATCTAGCCATCTGCCATCTCATAGTAGCAGCTTGCTTGCACATAGATATTTCTTTTGGAGACAGATTAATTATCAAGCTGTTCTCCTTGTGATACGAATAGCTCCGCGCTTGTCACGTTTAGCTGTGAGATGATCGCAGTAAACCTCACGCTCGTTGTCGCCAACCATGTCTTTGATTTGTTTCTTGGCTGACTCAAATGCTTTAGCATCTGCTTCTAAAGTAACGTAAGTGTAGGCCGCGTCATTGAACTCGTTGTCTTTGGTTGCATCGCGCTTGACCATGTTGTCCACCGACACCTTGTCAATGCTAAGTTGTATCGGCTGGTCATTACCAACTGGCTCTTCATCGCGAAGAACGTAACCCCAGAAATCCGACACCACTGCCCACATAGAATTGAAATACTCTTCGTTGCGCTTGACATGAGCTGACTCCCATTTGTTGTTGCCAAAGATAACAGATAGATGCGCACCTTCAGCCTTGGCTAGGTGAATATATAGCTGTAGCTGCGGCATGTAATACTCGATAACCTTATCCAAAGTATTATAAGCGTTGGTGTGTTTGGCCTCTACAATAGAGTCAAAAACTATAGCGTCGACTGTACCTTTGACCGGGACTAACCCAATCTTTTCTTCAAATGATTTCTGAAACCCTAATAGATTGCAGTCATATTCCCTTGCAAACCAGAGCAGATTAAACTCTTCAGTCTGTATACCCATCTGCACTGCAATGTTGCGAGACAAATCTTCAGGCTCAACCCTGCCTGTCTTGACTTGCCATAATTCCAGCCAGTTCCCCTGCATTATTTTTACGCAGTCGGAACCACCTATGAAACCTTTACGTTCCATGTTGTTCTCCTTTGTTATTTGATAGTAGCTTACTGCTTATGTGCAGTTAGAGCAATACGAAGTGACGTAACGTCATTCATACTTTCCATACTTCTCGAAGTCTTCTTCAGTGAGGTGTTGGAATTTCTTGAGCCGTTGCTTTGTTAAGCCCTTGAGGTATGGCTCACCGACTGCTTCGCCATTGCGAATGCGATCCGCTATAATCTTATCGCTGTCTAACACATAGCCAGACCTCTTGTATTCACGGGCTTGAACAGGAGAGCTTGCTGCTTTGGCGACATGCGCGTCCCATATGGACGGGCGCGCTGCCTCACTGAGCTTGGTTGTTTTGTATGTCATGTGCGTACCTTCGATGGACTGTAATACTGTGCAACACGAGCGCCGCTGGCAGTCTTAACCATTACCTTGTCGATCTCCATGCCTTCGTCTTTGAGGTCTTTGATTCGCGCTGCTAATCTAAAGCACCCGAATGTTTGGAGCGCATCAATTGCTGTGATCCGATAGCCTTGCTTGAGATATGCTTTGATCTCGTCTGTTTGTTTTATAGTCATTGTGTTCTCCTTAGATAAGTTTCTCTGCTGCATAGAGAGCAATCAGTGTGGCTTCTGCTCGGCCATCATCCTTTACTCTAGCAAATAAATGAGCGTAGTGCGGAAGACGTTGCGTCACTAGCCCACGGCTCACGCCTTTGTCCCTGTTCAAGCCGAAGTGTTTCTTCCACACGGCGGGACTGACGTATTGGATGGGCAGCTTACATGCTGCAATGCCCATCTCTAGCTGTCCGTAGCCCTGTCCAAAGCGGAAGGTACTACTGACACCCTGCCCCGGCATGGCCGAGACACGTTCAATTACTGCAAGGCAGGACTCGTCTGCCTCGTTGCTTAGTATTCTTAGTAGCTCATGTAAGTTAATTAAAGTTTTACCTTTGGGGTTCTTAAGAGTTGGCATGTCATAGCACTCGAGCTTGCCTGTCTCTGTCCAGTATAGGCTGACTGCTCCTGTATATCCGGGGTCTATTCCATAGATGAGCATGTCATTCTCCTTACCAATCGGTTGATGGCTTTGCATTTGTCTTGATGTTAGATTCCCACTCGCCTGCCTGTATCTTGACGGCAGGTTTCTTCATTCGTTTCTTGTTTGGTTTTGTCCTTGACGTTGGCTCTTGCCATTTGTCGTTGACGTAGCAGCTCATGCACACATACCAGTGCTTCTCTGTTGAGCGACCGCTATTTATTTTGAGTACTGCAACATAGAAATGAGTGGCGATCTTACATGCCGCGCAGAGAATTGCTTTACCTTTCAGTGACTTCGATGTCATAGCCCAGTGCATCCAGCCAACAGATCAACATGAACCCAGAGGGTATTCGTTTGTGTGTTTCCCATTTGTGTACCAGTGATGCTGTGCATCCTATTTTATGTGCTAACTTTTCTTGACTTAACTCGCGCTTTAATCGAGCGTCTATTAACAGGTTGACCATTGGCTCGTAATCTTTTGGTATCCGCAACGGCTTGTTGAATCTGACGTACTTGTTCAATGGCATAGTGTACCCTCAATGCAGTATCATACCGTATCTCGGTGCTTCCATTGATTGTTCTATAGTATGTCGATGTTGGAATGTTTGCTCGACTGAATGCCTTGAGCAGGGAGACGTTAGCCTCCGCTGCTTGGTCTGTTATTATTTGAAGATACGATTTCATGCTGCATTAGTGCAGCAATCTATTCGTCAAAGTCAACATCCTCGACTTCGATTTCTCCATCGCCGCCACAATTCTCGCAAGTCTCTGCCTCGCAGTAAGGCTCAGGCAGATCGTTGTATGATGTACGAACTGGCGTGTGTTCTACTTCGATGAACCCATCGCCAGTGCATACGGGGCAGCATACTGTGTGCTTGAATACATTCATTGGTACGGTATCTCATCATCAATGACGGGAGCTACATAGTTAGCTTCCCATGCTGCGGTTCCACGTTGGATAAACTTATCTCGATCAAACCTTGGGTTCGTTGCTTCGAGTTCATCGGCAATGCTATGAAGATGGGTGGGCCACGGTACAAGTGGCCCAAGTTTATCAGCTAGAAATTCATAGTGCTGTCGTGACATACGCATTATTTAATCCTCCATATACGATAAGTACCATTATAAGGGCCATTATCTTTAATCTTTCGTATTGTAGTTTTAATTTTAATTCTTCTTGCTATATTGATGACAGCACCATGAAAATTGCTGCTGTCGCTTTCTACTACAATGCTTTGACTGACTTCCATTTTTTCCAGAGCCTTTGCAAGATCTGATTTGCGACTACTCTCTATCTTGCCTTCTGGTATTGGTATATTTGATTCTATAAAATATGACATTGTGTTCTCCTTAGATTACGTTCTCGCCCACCATAGAGGTGAACAGTTTGTGATTCATTGCATTGCTGATTGCTATCTCGCGATTGTAACGTGCAATCTGTGGTGACTTGAGGTCATTGGTATGCGTGGCCCAATGGGTCAGGCAGTTATACAATGCCCACTTGTTCCAGCCGAGATCTACTTTTTCACGATCCCAACCTGAGATAAGATTCTCAAGTTGCTTCTCGTTTGTCTTGGTCACTTGCTGTTGCTTGGTTACTACCTTGCAGATTGTTGACCGAAAGAACTGCTCGACTTGATCGTTGTTCAATCGTGTCTGCATCCATGATTGCCACTGCTTGCTGCGTCCCATGAAATGTTCCGCACCACCTATGATCTTGGCAGCACTCCCATCCACGTTGACTGACGCTGTGTGCTTGAAGCGTGACTTCGCAATAGCATCTGGTGTTGTGCATCCATTAAGACACCACAATCTAAGACCATTGGCTTGCTGAGAAAAGGACCATGATCCGTCATAGCTATTGAAGAAGCTGACACGGAACTGAACGTAGTCACCTACTGCTGGCTGCTGCACCAGATCAGGAAAGATAATCTCACCTCTTAGCTTACGGCCACCTTCGATTACATCTACGTTGACCTCATAGTCACTTGTCAGATTGCTTGCTTTAACTCCGTCAACGATTGAGTTGACTACATCATCGTGCGGTATCATTCGATACCGTGACCCATGCAAGCCGAGTGTTTTGCCTGTGTCTGTGCGCACGATGCACTTGTGATCTGGGATAAGCTCACCCTCTTGTGTATATACGGGCTGCTCTTCTACTGGAAAGTTGTAGCTGTTGGATTGAAAGTCTAGCATAGCGCGTTCTCCCTTGCGTCTATTGTTTCTGAGATCATGAATCTAAGATCGTTTCTATCTTTGCCGAACATATTGATATTTAGTTCATGTCCATAGCCATCAACAAAGCTGATTACTTTGACGGCAAAGTCGTCATGGACTGTTACTTTAACCCTGACGTTGGTTACTCTGTGTGCTGTTACTTCCATTGTGTCCTCCTTAGAAGTTTATTTAAAGTTTATACCATAGTATATGGTCGGACGCTTTTATGACGTTGCGTTACAAAACGTAATTTCAACTTTTCATCTAGCGTTCTTGTTGGTCGCTTGCTCTTGCGCAGTAACCCAACCCATAGGCCGGGCGGCTTGAAGCTGCGACTTCCCTTTGTGCTGAGAGCGAGGCTAACAGCATAAACGGGGAGCCATCTCTGACTCCCCGCTTACATCTTAGGCTGCGTCCTCATCTGAGGTTGCAACTCCGTCCGTGTTTGCCACATGGCCTGTGCTGATGTTAATGCCCATCTCTGCGAGACGTGCAGCCAACTCTGCCTCTGCTTCCGTTGAAGCTGTAGGTTTAGCATCAAGCTGTGTTGTCCATGGCTCGTAT